GTCGGAGCGGTATTCCATGACGGAGCACAGCAAACGAGTGAGTCTGGAAAGAACCGGAAGGTCCCTCCTGGACACACTTCGTTACCGTGCTCTCGCTGCGGAGCGTTACGCCCAAGAACTGGACGTAATGATCGCAACGGTCGAGGCAGAGTTCGACAAGGACATGAATCATCTCCGCGAGGAGAGACCGCATGTCTCAGTTGTGAAGCTCTAACCTTCGTAGACGAGGCTTCTGGAAGCAGTGCTAGACTGATTTCTGTCTTGAAGAATTCTACTTCAAGGCGGACTATTACGGTTGAGCCTATGCTGAAGCAATATGTACAGCAAGGGCTTAACATCCTACTTCGTGATAGTATATCCGAATGTAGGATCTTGCGTAATTGTATAGCACTTACCGACCAAGGCAAGAATCAACACCTTGCTTTGGAAGGCTCCCAATACGACAACTGGGCAACGATTGATCTAAAGTCGGCGTCAGACTTAATGAGCTTAACGCTCGTAAAGTCGGTCTTCCGACACCATGCTGATTTCCTTCAGCATATGATCGATTGCCGTTCTCCCATAGTTACATGTGAGGGTAAACCCCCGCTGATCCTTGGGAAATTTGCCGGAATGGGTAACGCTTTAACCTTTCCAGTCCAAAGTATCTGCTTTGCAGTAATATGCATCGCAGGTATTCTGGATAGTGAGGGCCGAAGCCCTAACTACTGGAATTTAAGGCGTGCTTCCAGGTGTATCCGAGTTTATGGTGATGATATCATCATAAAACGACGATATGCACACCAGTGTGTGAACTGGCTTCAGGATGTTGGCCTGCAAGTCAACATCAAGAAGAGCTTCCTTGATGGAAATTTCAAGGAAAGCTGTGGTGTCGAAGCGTTCAGAGGAGTTGACATAACCCCTCTTTACATTAGACACTACCCGGAATTAACCGCTAAGTCCAGTCCAAGCATTATTGCCGGCCTTGTGTCCCTTTCAAACAGTTTATGGTTGGAAGGGCTTTACAAAGCTAGCACCTGGCTTTCGAATGGGGTTGAGGTCGCTTTAGGTAAGCGGCTTCCTCTCGTATCGAAAGATTCGGGTTTGCTTGGGTGGCATAGTCGATATGATGCAATGACTCCACATAAGTGGTGTCGTCGCACGCAGCAGTTCTTAACTAAATCTGCTGCGCTTATCCCCCTCAAAAGGAAGGATAGGCTTACCGGTTATGCCGCACTTCTCAAGTGCCTCTCCCTCTCGCAAGAAAGCGAAGAAGAGAGGTCCGGAAGGAGTCTTTTTCCTGAGCCTTTGGCTCTAGAATCAGATCATCTTGAGATGTCAACCGTCCGATATAAAAGTCGGATGGGGACGCGGTGG